TACATGCATAAAGATATGTTAATTATTTGTGTCGAAAGTTGTCGAATACAATAAAAAAATAATATTTTAAAAAAGTATTGACATACTATGCATAGTATTATATAATAATACTCAGAAAGGAGGTAAATAGTATGCTAAAGAAAATTTTTACAGTATTCAAAATAAAAAAAGAGCCGACTTTTTTAGAAAAAGTCGACAAATGGCAAACTGAAATGTACTTATACAAACTTGAGCAAGAACGTAAAGCACTTAAGTAAGCCAAATCACTGAGACGAGGAGTTACCGCTCCTCTCTCTATATAAATTATATAAGGAGTTGATAAAATTGTCAAGAAATTATAAAAAAGAAAGAGAATGGCAATTAATTAAATATGATCAAATTAGAGCATATATTGATATAAATTTAGGTACAGCTTTGAGAAAGAAATTAAAAGAAAATAAAAAAACTATTGCAAGTTGGATTACAGAAAATGCTGAAAAATATTTAAATGAAGAACAATATAAAATTAATTAAAAATTTTTCGAAAAAGTATTGACAATACTATGCATAGTATTGTCAATATATTTAAGTTAAGAGAGATAAGACTAGAGTAAAACCTAGCACTCTATAGAAAGGAAATTTAAAATGAAAACAATAATTACAAATAAAGATGTAAGAGAAGGAATAAAAAATGGTATAATAAAAACATTAGAAGATGGAAATATTCAAATTGTTGAGTTAGAAAAAGGACATATATATCAAGCAAGAAAATTAAATAAAGCAGGAAGATATGTAAGTTTTTCAAGATTTAATGAAAAAAGTTTAGAAGAAGCAATGGAATATGTGAAGCAATATAAATTATAATATTTTTTAGGAAAATTTATGAAATATAATATAAAAGATTTAAAAGGTAAAAAATTTGGAAAACTCACAGTCTTAGAAGCTACAGATAAAAGAAAAGATAACTGCATCGTTTGGAAATGTAAATGTGATTGTGGTAATATTATAGAAGTAAGTTCAAAAAGATTAAAAAACAACATAAACATGAGTTGTGGTTGTTATCAAAAAGAACGTCAAAAATATTCTATGAATAAATTACATAAAAAACAAGCTGTAGAAAACACAAATATTGACTTGATTATTAAACAAAAATCAAATAAAAATAGCAAAAGCGGTATTCGTGGAGTCCATTGGTGCAAAGCAAAAAAGAAATGGATTGCAACTTTATCTTTAAATAAGAAATTGTTATTAAATAAAAGTTTTAATAATAAAAAGGATGCAATTCAAGCTCGCAAAGAAGCTGAAGAAAAATATTTTAAACCAATCTTAGAAAAATATAAAAATAATAAAAAAACAGCTCAAAACTGACCTATTAAAATCAGTTCTGAGCTGCTTTTATTTTTTATACAATAAAATTATTTCAATAACAATGCTGTAGTTTCTGCACCTACAAAGCCGTCAACTGTTAAGTCATTTTTCTTTTGGAAATCTTTTACAGCTTCCTCTGTAGCAGGTCCAAAGCTTCTGTCAACAACCAAATTTGCACCGTGTCTATTCAAGTTTACTTGTATAACTTTAACATGTTCATTTTTGATAGTTGGTATTTTATAGTACAAATAATGTTCTAATGCTTCTTTATGACATAAAGGTCCAAATGAACCGTCTACTACTAGATTAGAATTATAATCTAAATTTATTGTGTCTTGCCAATTTTTAACACGCTTTTCATAGTCACTATCTGTATTTTCTATTGTTTGATTGTTACTTGAATTATCTCCTATTATTTTCTCATTATATAAATAATTCATATCTACTCTTCCACTTATTCCACTTACTTCTCCACTAGAGCTATATTGCCAAATATCATACTTTCCTTCGTATTCACATTTTTTATAATATTGTGCTACCCAAACTGAAACATCTTTATCAAATTTATTTGCATCTATATAATTTTTAAACCAGTCTAAGTTTGCATATATGCCAGCCTTAGATCCAGCTTCTTTAACTATTTTTGCAAACTCTATACATTGTTCTGTTAATGCTGTTTTTCCTTCTATTTTAATGCTTTTATCTTCCATGTCTAAATAAATAGGTAAATTTAATTTTCTTTTATTTAAAACATCTAGTGCCCATTTTGTTCCTTTTTTTAATGTTTTTGTACTATTACAATAATTATAAATATATACTCCTACTTTCAATCCATTTGCTACAGCATTTTTATAATTTTGTTCAAATTTGCTATCTATATAATTAGTATCTGTATCGTATATATTTCCCAGTTTTATAATAGCAAAATCATTATCTTTTTTAACTGTTGCCCAGTCAATATTGCCTTGTGAGCCACTCACATCAATTCCTTTTAACATAAACTTATCCCTCCTTGTTTTTATTGTAATTAATATTTGAGATACCTAAAATTGCACCCATGAAAGTTGTAACTGCTGTCATAATTGTTAAAACTATATCTGTACAACCTATGTTAAAAGTATTTAAAATAACACCAATTAATGTTGTCAAAGCTGGTAAAAATACTAATGTTATCCACTTTAATACATCATACACTTTATTGTTCATTGTTAGCTCCTCCTTTCTTCCAAAATCTTATCTACCTTTTTATCTGTATTCTCCATTTGTCTCTGTAAAAGTTCCAAAGATTTTGCGGTATTAAGGTTAGTCTGTTGCATTTCTATTAAACAGTTAGAGATTGTTGTTGTACTTTCTTTTACTACTTCTAATGTAGTTTTTATTGTTTCTTGATTTTCTGTATTTTTCTTTTTATTTGCTACATAGTCCCATAAAAATATAATAACTATTACTGCACTTACCCCATATGTACCAAGCATTTGCCCTATTTGTGTTATTGCTTCCATGCTTTTTTCTCCTCCTCTAATTGTTCAATCTTTTCTTCTATTTGTAAAATTCTATTTTCTACTTGTAGCCAACGTTCGTTTCCTGACTCTTTTCTAGTTTCGTAATCGTACATTGTATGTACACTAGAAAAGATATTTATTAACATGAAGACTAATATTATAATTAATCCTATAATCATCACTTTATCTCGTTTTTCCATATATTAGCCCTCCTTTTTTGACTTGATATCTTATTATCTATATACATCTTTGTATCTGCTGTATAATTTAGTTGTAATAGTGCTAAATCTTGTTCTGTATAGATGTTATTTACACCTTTAAAGAGTTCTAAGTTTTGTAGTTCGTTTAATACTTGTTTTTGTTCTTCTGTTAGCTCTAGTTCTTCTGTAGTTATCATACTGTAATAGAATATTAAGCTAGTATTTTCATTAATAATTTCTTGAAATCTTGTTTTTGCTTCTTCTACTGTCATATTTTCTGTAAATCCACAGTCACCAAACTGAAGCAAAATTATAAACTTGCTATTCCACGAAATATAACATGCAGTTTTAGTATAATCACTATTTTTCCATTTTTTAAACATATTACAAACTAAATTTGATAAATGATTTCCGTTTTCTACGCTCATTTCAAATTCAAATCTAGCTTCTTTTTTTGTCACTTTAAAATTATCTACACTAGTTACAGTATATTTCTTCCATTTATGCATTTCTTTATTACTCAACAAATCAAAATAGTCATTTTGTAACATTTCTTGTTGAATTGATAAGTTGTATTCTTTTTCTTCATGCTTTATAAATGATGTTGCTTGTTCTCCTAATTCAACTTGAGGTGCTACCATCTCATTGTCTACTGTTATTCCCCTTTGTACCACATAATTTAACTTTATTTTCACATCTTTTTCAGTTTTATATGTATACTTACTATTTCCATAAATTGATGTTATATGTTTACTTGATCCATCTTTACTGACATATATTGATAATCTTTGCGCAAGACTTCCTCCGTTTTTAGGTCCTCCTGAAATTGTATATGTCCCTGCTTTTAAATTTGCTTCTCCTATAAACAAATTAGTTCCTTTAGAAGTACCTGTTGCACTAACAGTTCCATCGTCATTTACTTTATAGGTTATTCCTTTTTGTATTGTATTTTTAGCAGTTATTTTAAATAAATTTTTATTGCATTGTATTATTTTAATGTTATCTTTTACCGTTTCTATTTCGCTTGGATATTCTATGCTAGGTATTGCCTTTTTTCCTTGCACCCACTCTTGTCCTGACATCTCATAAATACTAAGTTTAAAAGTTGTTTTTGGTGTAGAACCTGCCCCTGCTGAATATCTTATTGCATACTTTCCCGTTTCAGATGCAGCAAAAGATGTCTCATTTGTGTCTGGAAACCATATAGTCTTTCCATTTTTAAATAAAGAATATCCTCCACTTCCAGAATTTTTTTTCAAGTAATATTTTTTATCTTTATATAAATAAGCTATTCCAATTTCGATATAAGTAGTCTTCTCGCTTGTATTAGTACCTGATACTGTACCTACACCATTTTCTATTTTTACAGTTATACCATCTTTTTCTATTGTACCTTCCTGCAAGATTGCCAAGTTGCTTGTCCCTTCCTGTTGCTCTTGATAGTGATTTCCAGATATGTTCAACACAGCAGGCAAGTCAGATGCATCTTCTAAATGCAAGCTTGTTGCTTCTTCTGTGCTTTCTTGTATCATATTGTTCTGTAGCTTTTGTATTAGTTTGTCTTGCTCTGTATTTTTTGTTTGTATATTTTCTATATTTTTATCTTGTAATGTCTGTTTATCTTGTATCTCTTTTATACTATCTTTTACATCTTTATCATTGTATTCAGATTTTTTTATTGCATCATCTGTACTTTCTGCCGTTTTTTTCATGTCAGCAAGTATATCTGCAGCTTTTGTATAATCGTCTTGATAATATATTCCTCTTTCTGTAGTAGCCATAGCTATTCTCCTTTCAACTCATTATAAGTAAAATTTTTTATATCGTTATAAATTTTACTTTTTACTTCTTCATAAGTTAAATATTTTATTGCTTTTACTTTTAATTTAAAAATAGAACCGCACTCTTATTTGCGACGGTTCTATTAATACTTCTGTTATTTTATTAGACATAACTAATTCCTACACTTTCATTAAAACTAATTTATACATATAATTTACAGCTGTAGTATTAAAATTTGCTATTGAAATATGTATTCCATCTGAATATACACCTGCTCCCTTAGGAACTGCTCCATTTAAAACACCACCACTCAATAATCCTGTGCCACTTGTATCTCCATAATTTAAACCTTTTGTTTCATAGTCAGATTGTCTTATAGTTCCAAATGCAATAACAACTGTATTTTCTTTATTAAATCCATCTGGAAATGCTACAGTTTTTCCTGATATTGTCATTTTACCTTCAGCTGCACTTTGAGATGAATTTGCATTAAGTAAAATTGTTCCATCTACAACAGCTATTGATTTATTGTTAGAATATCCTAACCAATCATGCCAGTTACTTCCATTTGACGTTCTTGAATAAATATTTCCTTTATCATCAATAAGAATTTGTGAATATGAATTACTGCCAGTTTTAGTAAGTAATAAACTAAAATTATTTATTCCTGTTGGTTTATTAGACACTGTATTTCCGCCATAGGCATAATAAAATCCTGTTGTTTTTAGTTCGTTTAAATTCTCATTTAAAAGCATTTTAGGTATTAATTCTCCACTTAATCCGCCATTTGCTTTTATTTCTCCTTCTACAGTTCCTCCTATGGATTTTAGAAGATAATCGCTTCCGTCTTTTACATCTGCTAAAGATTGTTGTAACTCTTCTAATACAGCATTGTAATTTGTTCTTATTTCATCAAATATTGAGTCAAAGTCAAGGTATGTTCTCATATCTTTAAAGTCAGTAATTCCATTTTCAGACGTTTTAAATCTTGCTAACTCATATTGATATATACCAGAATTATTTTTTACTATATTTGTTTGTGTTAGAGCAGGATAACTACTTGAACTTGTTATTATCTTATAAGATACTTGATTAAATTCACTTTCTGTATTTTGCTTATCTAAATCTATTTCTACTACTAGCTTGCAATAAGCACTATTTGTACCTGCTTGTACAGATGTTGATGTATCTTCTTCTAAAAATCTCCCTTGTATGCAAACAGCTCCACTGTCAATACTAACAGTAGAGCCACTGTATGTCGGTTTCATTCCGTTTTTATAGTTATTTGAAACGCCATTTTCTCCACTTAAAAATGTATTAATAAATAAAGCAAATATGGGATTTCCGAATATTTGCTTAGAAAAAACATGTCCTTTTAACATTTTACTTATTCCTTTCTTTCAATAATTTATCTATGAATTTTACCCTTATATTTCCGCATGTATATTCAATAAATTTACTATTTGTTATTCTAATTGCAGATATATAAGTGTCAAATATTAAAGACTCTTTTGTTTTAATTGCAATCGGTGTACCAATTTTTATAAATTTATCTAAATAATTAAATGTAATATTATGATTATAAGTATTTTGCTTTATTTGATCTAAAGCTGTCTGTCTTGCATCTGAATAATTTTCTGTATATACTGTTACAGTTTTGCCTGCTGCACGATTTTTATTTGTCTTATCTGTCGTTGTAGTTCTATCATTTAACAAATACAGTGTGTATACACTAGTGCTTGTTACAACTACTACTTTACTTACTATATCTGTTTCAAACACTTCAGAATAATTTGAAATAGCTTGTGCATTTACATCTATCAATTCTTTTTCTTCTGTTTTTACTTCTATTGTTATTAATAGCTTTTTGTTTGTTATAGAAAAACTGTACACAATATCATAGTTTTGTGTACAGTTAGTCATATATGTATGTAAATTAAATATATTATTTTGAACATTTGTGACAGATGTTTCTTTTTTAGTATGTGTTTTAACTTTTAGTTGTAAATATTTTAAATTAACAAAAGTATCTGTATTAGATATAAAGTTATCTGTAATTTTTTTAGCAATAAAATCTTCTATTCCTTTTTCTCTAATAATGATTTCATCATTTACTTCTAAGAAAAAGTATTGTTTATTATCTTTTCCTAAATCTTCATATATTTTTATATTTGTTCCTTTTTCAGTTTCTCCCATATGGATAGTTAAATAGAAGTTACCAATTTTAAATTTATATATAGTATTAGATATTTGTTCTATTTGCCATTTTTGTGTATTTAAGTTTTGATAGTCTGCTACTATGACATTTGCTTCACTTGCTAAACTTTCAACAGTCAATACTTTATTGTTTGATGTATTTCTAATTAAATAATAATTATTATACTTTTCTATTTTAAATAAGACAGGCTTTTCCACAATTTCCACATTATTTGTGTTAATACCTATGTATTTTGTTGTCGCTGTGCCAGGTTTTATATAAACAGCTTCATCTGTTACTGTCGCTCTGTTTTCGTAGTCATTTAATATAATATCTTGATCAAATATATTAGTTATATATTTCATTGTGAAGTTGTATAAAAGTTGTCCATCTGCGTTCTGAATATCTTCTACTTTTCCGAAATAAACTATTTCATTATTCTTTTTTATTGCTATAATATCATTTGCTTTTGCTGTAGTTTTCTTTAAAACATCAATTAGTGTATTTGCATTTGTTTCTTCATCTATATTAATATCGTAATTTGCAATTTCTACTATATCTTTTACTGTAAAATCTATATGGTCAAATATCCACATAAAAACTTTATTTGTCTCTATTTTTACTTTTTCTTTTGCTAAAACTTGAATTGCTATACTGTCTTCATACTCTTGTTCATATAAGTCAGTGAAATTAATGTCAGCTTTATATATTCCTCCTACACCAGGTGCTTGTAGCTCTAATTCATAGTAACCTGTTTGAGCATTGTATGTTGCAATATAATTTTGATTATTGAATGTTACTGTTAATTGATTTTTCATACAAACCTCCTATACTGCTTTATAGCGAGGATATATAGTAAGTTTAGCATTTAAAACTTCATTATCTGCTGTTAATTTAATTTCACAAGATTTGTTTTTTGGAAGTCTTATTACATTATCATTATAAAAATCAATATAGTCTAAACTAAACAAACTTACTCTAGTTCCATCTGTATTTTGTTTTCCTATAAAAAATTGATTTTCTCTAGTATCATATAACAATTTTTCATATTCAGCTATTTCTGTTGTTACTTTGACTGTTTGATATAATTCTCCTTCAACGTACAACTCAATTTTCGGATTTACTAGATGTCCATCCATTTCAACATAAATCGGTGCTTCTACATGTCCTGTATTTATATAGTGTAAATTTCTTGAGTCGTAGTCTGTAAATCTACTATCCCATCTAAAATCCCACCTAATTTCGTTTGTTAACTTTTCTATTGTATAAATTATTGTATTTTCTTCATACCACAATGATAATCCCGAAAATTCGACAGGACAGGCAAGCCATTTTCCTATTTTTTCTGTTTTATCAAATTTTACAATAACTACATCTCTATAATATTTCTTTTCTCCTAATAAATATGGTACAATATATATCCATTTTAATTCACTAGAACTTTCTATATAATCAATAAATTCTTTGCTTTTATCATATGATTTGAAATACGCTATTCCACTTGGGTTCTTTTGTTGAATTTTTCTATTATTTTCAATAAAATTATATCCTAATCTAACAAAATCTGTCTCATAAGAGTATCCAAAATTTGTTGGAGATATTAGAAAACACCCTTCATTCAAATCATCTAGTCTAAATTGTTGTCCTTTTTCATTTTCTAATAAAAATCTTCTTATTTTCATCTTGTATCTCCTTAACCATATATTCTACCAAAATTATTGTTTACGGATGTTATTACAAATTTCCCAGCAATATCTTTATCAATTATTATTTGTGCATTTAAATTTTTAACTGCGGTAATAAATGCATTTGTTATATTTTCTAAATTTAATTGATTAGTGTTATGTATTCCTGAAACTGTAGTATTAATATCAAATTTTTTTGGAATTGATGCTGACATATCTTGTGTTACGTCCTTCATTGTATTTGAAAATCCTTCACCTAAACCTAATGCTAAATTTGTTCCTATCTCATCTTTAAAAACCTTTGATGGAGAATGTATTCCAAAGAAAGATTTAATTCCATCTAATATGTTTCCGCACCATTCTTTAACTTTTCCTATTAGCCAATCTTTTGCATTTTTAATACCTTCCCAAATCCCACTTACTAAATTTTTACCTATTTCAGACATATTTGAAAAGTAATTTTTAAACCCATTTACTAAAGATGTTATAATTTCAGGTATCTTACTAATCAATTGTGGTATTGCTTTAATTAATCCCTCTGCTAATTTAATAATTAATGTAATTCCCATTTCTAAAATTTTAGGTAAATTATTAGTAATTGCATTTATTAATTTATCTATTATCACAGGTATTTTATCAATAAGTTCTGGTAAAGCATTCATTAAACCTTCCGCTAATGAAAGTATTAGTTGAATTCCAGCATCTATTATCATATCAATATTATCTAATAGAGTTTCTACCATAGTAACAATAGAATTAATTGCAACTGGAATCAATTCTGGTAATGTCTGTGAAATCCCATTTATTAATTCAGTAAGTAAATTTATTCCCATTTCTAAAATTAAAGGTAAGTTTGATATTATTCCTGTTAAAAATTGATTTATAATATAAAAAGCTGTATAACCAATATTAGGAATTACAGAATTTATCCCATTTAATAAAGTTTGAAAAATCTGTCCTCCTGATTCTAAAAGCATTGGTAAATTTTCATTAATTTTTTCTATTATTTGTGGTAGCATTGTTACTACACCATTAATAATTTCTTGCACTCTTGGTATTATATTTTGTCCTGCTGTTATTACACTATCTGTTAAATTATTAACTAAATTTCCTATGTTTTCGCTATTTCCTGTGGCAATTCCAGTCAACATATTTTGCCATGCCGATTTCATTGAAGCTATCGAACCTTGAATTGTTGTGCTTGCTTCTTTAGCTGTTGTTCCTGTTATACCTAATTCTCCTTGTATAACATGAATTGCTTGATATACATCATTTAAGTTACTAATATCATACTTTATTCCTGTTATTTTTTGTGCATCCAATAAAAGTCTTTGCATTTCTTCTTTAGTTCCGCCGTAGCCTAATTTAAGGTTGTCCAACATTGTATAATTTTGCTTAGCAAATCCTTGATACGCATTTTGTATCATTGTCATATCTGTTCCCATTTTGTTAGCATTGTCTGACATATCTGTAATTGCCATGTCGGCTACTTGTGCGGATTTTGCAGTATCTCCATTTAAGCTTTGTAATAAACTTGCTGAAAATGATGTTACTGTTTCCATATATTCATTTGCAGAAAGTCCAGCTGTTTTATAAGCATTATTTGCATAGTTTTCTACTGTTCCTGCACTATCTTTAAATAAAGTTTCAACGCCGCCAATTAATTGTTCATTATTTGCAAAACTTTCTAATGCTTGTTTTCCAACATCGAGTACTACAGAACCCACTTGTTTTATTGCACTTCCTAGTGCTTTAATTCCACTTGTTATTGCACTACTTATCAAATTTCCTTTTATTATGTCCCCAAGTCTTGTAGTTTTTTCTCCTACATTGTCTTCTACTTTTCCAAAATTAGCAATCTCCGTTTTATTATTATTTAGTTCTCGCTCTAATTTATTTAGTTCTGCTTGTGCGTTATTTAAATTTGTTTGCCATTTTTGAGTTGTTGTGCTATTTTCTCCCGTTTCTTTCTTTGAATCTGCTAATGCTTGTTTTAAAGTTATTACTTTTTGTTTCTGTTCATCTATTTTCTTTGAAAGTACTTCATTTTGTTTTGATAAGTTGCTAATGGATTTATCGTTTGTATCATATTGACTAGTGACAACCTTCATTTCACTACTTAGTACTTTTAAATTGTTGCTTATATTACTTAATGCTCTTCTGTATTCACTTTCTCCAGTTAGCTTAACTGTACCTCCAAAACTTGTTCCCATCATTTCACCTTCTCTATCTATAAAATAAAGAAAGGTTTAGGGTAACTACTTCACTAATTCTGCATGTGCGTGTTCCTCACTCTTTTCTTTTTGTATTCTTATTATCTGTTTACATCTATTACACTTTATTTCTGCATTTATGCTAGTTGCAAAAATGAGTGTTAGTCCACAATTTGGACACTTTATTTTTTCCATTTTTCCTCTCTTTCATTAATCATCAAATAACTCTCCTTGATGATTAATTCTTTCTTCTAACTCAGAATAAGATATTCCTTTTAATCTAAAATCATAATTATTTTTATAATGTCTATAGAGTTTAAGCAATTTTCTTAATGTCATTCTTCCTACTTCTTTTTCTTCAAACCCTAATAAACAATGTCCTATAAATAGTAGCCACGAGAAATCAATTATAAACTCTTCTTCCTCGTGGACTACACGTTTTTTGCTTCTTCATCATTCTTTGTAGAATCAATAACAGTCTCTTTCATTTTTTTTGCTAAAGTTTCCATTCCTATTTCTGTTATTATCCTTCCGACTTGTTTATCTGTTAAAAATTCTCTTTTAACTTCTTTACTTTCATTTTCTATGTCAATTCCTTCATTAATCATTTCTAAGATACCGAATTTTAATGCTCCTATATTTATCTCACTATTTTTTCCATCTGTTAAATCTCCCCATTTTTCATAAGAACCATATTTTTCTTGTATTTTTTCCATTACATTTAGATTAAATGCTAATGGGTATTCAACTCCTTTTACATCGATATATTTCATTGTATCTTGCATCTGTTTTTCCTCCTAAAATAAAGAAAGCAAACTTATTTGTTTGCTTTCTTCTTATCACTTTCTTTTATCGTTTCAACATATTTTTTTATTTCTTCGTATCTTGCATCTGTTACATCTAATTCATCATTTAGCTTATATACTTCATTTGTATATTTATCTCTAAATATTTCCTTTACCTTAACTTTCATAGTAGTTCCCTCTCTTTCTATTCAACTGGAGTTAATAATCCATCTAAATATTTTTGTGCATCTGATAATGTTTCAAATGTTTGTACTTTTTTCCAGTCTCCAACTTTCATTCCATTAATTTCTTCTAATAATTCCATTACATTAGCTTCAATAGAAACTGTATTGTACTCTATTGACTTACCTTTTGTTTTGCTATCCGCAGTAATTTTTGTAATTTGAATTCTTGGTAAAAATTCTACTTTATATTTTTTTACTCCATTGTAAACTTTTGTAACTATATGTCCATATCCAATTTCTGGTGCTACGTCTTCTGAATTTTCCGTAACTTCTTTTTCATTTATTGTACAACCTTTTACATCTGCATATGTTTTATCATCTACATCATCAATAGTTAATGTTACTGTTCCTCCATTGAAAGATATATCTTTTTCTACTTCTTTATCATCTGCAAATAAACTTGTATCATTTCTTTCTTCTGATAGTGATGCATCAATTAAACGACCTAAAACTGGTACTTTTTCCTCTGTTAGAGCTTTATATTTTTTTGTTGTATAATCAATTTGATTGTATTTTGCATTTCTTAATCCTATGTTTGCCATTATATTTTCCTACCTTTCTTAAATGAACATGTTCTGTGATATAATCCTGTTTCTTCTTCATACATTTCAGGACTATCTCCATCCCATGTCCATTCATTTTTTTTCATTATATTTTTTATTGAACTCATTATTTTTAAATAATTGCTATCACTATAAATATCTATATCTATATTTATTTCACTGTCTGTAATTTCATCGTCACTTGCAAAAGCTGGATATTCTTCAAGCATCATCCATGTGACATATGTTTTACTTGAACCTCTATACTTTAAATGTGCAACTGGAATATTTAAAGTTGATAATATTTTTTTAATTTCACTTTCCATATAGTTACTCCTTTGACAAATATTTTTCTTGAACTTTTTTCATTGCATTCTCTATTTGAGCTTTTTTGAATGATTTTCTAAAAAATGGTTTTTTGCTTTCGCCTGAACTCGTACCATATTCTCTTGCTAATGCAATTAAAGGTATAGGTACTCCATCTGGATATTGTTTTGTCTTCTTGGCTGTATCATAGCCATAAAATCCAATTTTACTATTTACTCCATCATCTGATGTAGTTCTATATACTTTTGTGATTGTAAGTCCTTTATTTAAGCTTCTGACAGACTTAAAAGATTTGTTCATGTTAGCTTGCACATTTTTATATACTATTTGCGCTCCTGCTTTTGTCATGTCACCCATCATTTCAAAAGTATTGTCATATACTTCCTCAAATTGTTTTATTAATTCAGTCGGAAGCATCGCTTGAAATCTTGCCATTATTTAGTTACCCTTTTGCATTGCATTTCAAGTTCAATATTTGCTTCATCTATATTGTTTAGATATTCAATTGTGTATATATTATTTTTATACTTTACATATACTTTTCTATTAGAATTGTAATATGTGTCTTCAATTTTTTTAGAATATCTTATTGTAAAATTTGTATATGCTTTTTCAAAATCCGAACCACTTGTAATTAAAGTATATCCTTTTGTTGTTTTTACTTTTGCAAAAGATTCAAGGATAATGCTTTCTTGCTTAGAAACAAATCCATCATTATCCTCTGTTTCTTCTATTTGATATATAGATATTTTTTTATTATAATCTCCTGCATTAATCATAGATTGTTCCTCGTATGCATATCAAGAATAGTCTTTATTGTATTGTTTATATTTTTTCCATCAACATACATACTTCTATTGTCGTACATATCTTGACATAGAATATAAACCACAATAACAAAATCCGAATAACTATCTAGCGTTTCTGCTTCTTTAGTATCGGATTTTTCTGGTATTCCTGTATAATTTTCTATGTAATTTTTAGCAATATTTAAATATGATTCGAGTTCTTTTTCTATATTATTGTCAACCTCTGTTATTCTAAGATAGTTAACTATATTCTTTACTGTGATTTCGCTCACTTTCATTGTTTTTTTCTCCTTTCGGGAGTTTTTTTATGCTGCATCAGTTGTTCCTGCTACAGCAACAGCTATTTTTTGAGTATTTTCAACTTTAGCGTCTAATTCTGAATATCCTACAACACCAATTGCATGTTGTGTAGCAAACTTTTCTAATAATATTTGAATTTCCATACTCTCAATCTCTTTAATAGCTAATCCTGAAAAATCTCCATAGAAAATAACTGGTTTTGATGCTGTTCCTAATTTTTTAGCTTTCTCTGAGCAATAAACAGGTTTACCAAGTAATTCATAATCCCATTTTTCATTAAATGCTCTATTAAGTATGTAGTTTCCATCACTATCTTTAAGTTTTCTTATTTTCTTTCTTGTATCTCTATTCATAATCCAATATGCTTTTGTTTGATAAGTGTCTGGAATTGTTTCTTGAATGTCAATTAATTCATCTGCTGTTATACTAGATTTATTTGCTAATTGAATTTTCATATTTTCACTATCATAAGAATTAACAATTCCTAAAATTTTGCCAGGTGTTCCATTTAACATTTCTCCTTCATAAAATAGTTTAAATTTTTCAGCCATTTTGTTTACAACATAATCTGTTAAATTTATATCTGTATTATTTATCATTGATTTAGATATTTTTGTTAATGCTCCGATTAAAAATCCAGTTAATTCAACTGTATCAAATTTTCCTGAATGAGAAACTAATTCATCAAATTCAGTAGCATAACCAACTGTTACATCATCTGTTGTATTATTATATTTTGGAATTGCTAATGTTCCTTTTGCATCATATCTATTAGCACTCGCATAAAGTGGAGATATTTCAATCACTTTATCAATAACTTTTTGCGCTATTGTTCTTGGTATTATTGAACCATTGTCTCCTTTTGTTAACTGTGTTTCTGCATTTTGAGGTGCACCATTTACATAATTTCTTATAAATGCTGCAAATGCTTTGATGTCCTTTTCTTCTTGTGTTAATTCTTTTTCTCCTTCTCTTTTTTTACAATCCATTTTATTGATTTTATTGTATCTTTCTAGTGTTGCATCAATGTTTTTGATTTCTTTTTCTAACTCATCAAAATTTTTAATTTCTTCTTCATTTATAGCTCTATTTTCAATTTTAGCCTTATTTAAAATTTCTTCCATTTTTTTTTGTAAATCATTTCTCGTTTCAATTAATTTTTTCTCGTTCATATTCTTTTACCTTCCTTTTTTTATTTTTTTGAAAATAAAAAAACAACTAATTTATAGTTGTTTACATTATTTTTTTATATTAAATAATCTTTTTTCAAAATCTGAATAATCAAATTTTGGTTTTTCTGCTTTTTTTAACATATTTTTCAGTCTCTCTGGTACATTTTTGTAGTTTTTAAACAAATTTGAGATACATGCGGCAACTTGTTTTTGCTCTTTTATTAGATTTACATCAAATATATTTTCTGTTTCTTTTGCACCTAGCCAACTTTCTTCATCTATCAATTCTTTTATTTTTTCTTCATTAACTTTTGATTTCTTCATATAAAGTGGTATCATTGTGCTATTTTCAATTGTATTTAATACATCAATGCATTTTTGAAAATCCAATGCATTGCCGTAACAAATATTAATCGGTTTATGTATCATTACTACTGAATTTTCATAAATATTTACATCATCACCCATCATTAAGACAAATGTACCTGCACTAGCACATAATCCATCTACATATGTATGAATTTTAGTTCCAGAATCTTTTAATCTTTGTAACATACTGCATATTGTAGTTGCAACAAAAACTTCTCCTCCTGGTGTATTCATAAATATATTCAAGTCTGATATATTTCCTAAATTGTCTAGTTCTTCTTTAAAACTTTGTAACCCAATTAAATTTTTATCTTTTTCGCCAGTCCACCAGTCTGTATCATCTGTTACTATTTCACCATACAAGTAAAGGTCAGCACTTGTGTTTGGTATTATGTTTTTTATTTCATAAAACTTATTCTTCAACTTGCTCACCTCCCTCCGCTTCTTTATTATCTTGTTGTTCACTTTTATTGTTTTCTTCATCTTGTCTTGGTTTTATTTGTTTGATTTCTTGGTTTATGTCATCCATTTTTACCATTTTATTAGTATTCGGTGTATAAATTTGCTTTGTTTTAGGGTCAAATAGTACATCTCCTAATCCAATATTAATCATATCTAGTCCATCTAGTGCATCGTCACCTTCTAAATATCTAACTTCATTTCTTGTTTTAAATCCTGATGCAATTGCTATCTGATATGCTTCAAACCTTTCTTTTATAGTACATCTAATTAATTCTGTATAATCTGCCGCAAAATAATAAGATTTTTTCTCTTTTTCAAGTAAAAAATCTTTGTTTAAAGCTGTACAAAAAGCTGTTGCCAGTGGCATAATTGCATTTTTCAGAAAGTCTTCATTTGTTTTTCCTATGTGAAATATTTCTTTTATTTCTTCACTAAATGTCTTGTTCTTTTCGTTTAATTGATTTTCAACAGATGTATTTGATGCCTCTTGAAATTCCATTCCATCATTTAAAATAACACAACTAGAATTTCCTGCAAAATAATCATTCCATTGTGATTTTAATGTTAACATTCCTTCTTTATCCAAATGTTTTTGTGCTTTTAAAAATCCCTTTTTATTTCCACCTGTTCTCATTAATTCTAAGTCATATATTATTCTTTTGTAAGCTGTTTCTAAACTTTTACTTATTTCTTTAGTGTATCCAATTCCATATGCTCCATTTTTAGTGTTTCGAAGTATTTTAAGAAAATCATATGGCCTGTATGTATTACCATCAATCAATATGTTATAATTTTTAAATATTGCATCTGTATTTCTTTCGAACAAAACCTTATTTTCTTGTACATAATTAAGTCCAATAAAACTGTTTCTTTTTTTGTTGATATATGCATATCCACCTTTTCCTAGCAAATAATCTTCAGCAATAGCTTTTTTGAACTGAAATCCATCTAATGTATCACCAGTATCATAGTTTATAATATTCACTCTACAATCTTCCACTTCTGTAGTTTCTTTTTTTCCATCTTTTGTAGTTTTTTTATATAATTTAAATGGTATCATTGCAAAAGAATCACAAATCAATCCTACTGCACTTGAAACAGCTGGAATCATTAAAACTTTCTCTCTATCTATTTCTTCGCCTGCTATCAAAGTTTTTAGTATTGCATCATTTATTGAGTTTTCATCAAGTATTGTTTCTTTTTTAGTTTCATTTTTTATATTTCTTTTAAAAATGTTTCTTATTTTCACTTTTTTCACCTCCTAAAAACTTTGACATACAAAATTGTCTTCATTTAATATTTCTTGTTGTAACAAATATAATGCATCTATTGTACTCATTACCATATCAACTTTCCCGTTTGATTTCTTTTTGCTTACATACTTATTCAAATTATTATCTTCAACACATCTTGCATTTTGAAAATTTATTTCATATAATCTATCCCCATCATAACTAAATTTTCTTTGTAAAATGTGTTCTTGTAGCCATTTAGTAGGCATATGTAATATTGTTGAATGTTGTTTTACTTCTACAGTTTGATATCCTGCACTTTCTAATTTATTTGCAGTTGATATACAATTATATCTATCATAAGCTATTTGAACTATATGAACTCCATATTTTCTTTCTATATTCATTATAAAGTTTTCAATAAATTCATAAGAAACCACTTCGTCTCCACATGCAAAGCAACTTCCTTCTTCTATAAATCTCCTATAGTCTGTTCTTTCTCTTCTGTTTTTTTCCTCTATTTTCTCAGCTGGTATAAAAGCCCATGATTTTGCAAATATCATATCATCTTCTATAGTTACCATTGAAACTGCTGTATTATCATTTGTCATTGCCAAGTCTATTCCCACGTATACATCTTTACCATTCCAATCAAATATTCCTCTTGTATTTTTACATAATCTTAATTTATCTATCGTGATAAATTCTTCTCCTGAGTTCGAAGGCATAAAATAATTCATATTTTTAGTTAAAAATTCTGTTCTTTCGCATGGTTTAGCTAATGCATTTTTCCTTGCTCTTCTTATTTCTTCGTAATTTTCTTCTATTCTTAATGGGTTTGCCATTTGTAATCCAATGTCATCCCATAAATGTTCTTCTGTTGCATAATATACAAGTGCAAATAATCTATCGTCAGTTTCTAAACCTTTATAAAATTTTTTTAAGTATTCTAACTCATCAAGCATTATTGACTTATCTTCTGCATAAGCTGTTGTCAATTTAAACATTAATGGGTTTCTAACACTCAATTGTCCTGAACGCATTGCTTCAACATTTGCGTTATCTTTCATTGCACCATATTCATCTGCTATAAATGCACTTGGTCTAATCGAGTTATTGCGATTAGCTTCTGCTGTTCTTGGTTGGTAGAATGAGTGTGTTAAGGTACATTCCATTCTTCCACTTAGTGTTTTAGGTATATTAAAATATTCTAATACAGATGGACTTGCATTTAATATCTGTGATATTGCTTTTTTTACTTCTCCTGCTAAATCTCTATCAAGACATATAGAATAAAATTCCGAATAGTCATCTTCTGTAAGCATTAAGATTATTATTATTAATGCTGCTAAGAATGTTTTTGAATTCTTTCTCGGAATAAATAAATCGACTTCTCTATATCTAAATTTTCTCGAATCTGATTTGTATCTCCACCCAAAAATATTAGCAATAAAAAAAGCTTGAAAATCTTTCAAACCTTCGTAAACACTTTTGCCAACAATATGTAATCCTGTTGCAAAATTTAATAGTTTTAACACGCCTTCTATTATTTCTATTTGTTTTGTATCAAAATAATATGGATAATAGTCATTGTTTTGTTTTTCCATGTCTTCTAAAAACCACTCACACTGTTTTTTTACTTCGAAAGTAGTTATCTCTTTTCCAGATATACAATTTTTAGCGTATTTTTCGGATTTTTCTAATAACATTATGTTTCACCTCGTAATACTTTCAAAAGTGGATTATTCGTTGTTTTATCTTCTTTTTTTGGTATACATCTTAATGCAGATGCTATTGTCATGACATTTTCTTTTTCAATATCCAATAACATTTTTCTTTTGTTTTGTATTTGTTTATCTATTGCTAACATAGAACTCATCATCTTTGCAAGTGATTTAGCATATTCTAATTTGTAATCTATTAATTCTTCTATACCATCTCTATCTTTTAGTTCTTCTATTAATTCTTTTTCTTCCTCTCTTAATCTAAAAATTAAGTTGTAACATTCTTCTCTTCTTTCTTCTAAGTCAAAACATTCTGCTTGGAGTAAACAATATCTATTTATAACAGCTTCGTAAATTGCATCATTTTTATCTATATTTTTTAATAATTTTTCTATTCTTTTAAACTCTTTGTGAGCATTTTGGTTTTGTTTTACTTCTTTTCTTTCTTTTAGCTTTATATCTGTACTCAAAGACTTCTCTCCCTCTTGTCTTTTCTTGAGTTCTGCCTTTGTCCTGTGTGATTTTTTTTCAGATTTTAATACTTCAAATGGCTTTGGTGGTGTTGGCATATTGTTCATCTCCTTTCGTCTATCATTGAATTATGCTGATGTGGGAATTTTTTTTAAGCGAAGGGTGCGTGTGGGTGTAAAAATTAATTTTTATTTTTTGTTAATACAGGCAGGGGGGATTGTTCTTTATTAGTAATATAATTTCATTATAATAAATTGCAACGCTTGGACTACAAATACATTTTTTCATTCTCAATATCTTATATAGCAATAAGCTTATCATGACTGTTTGTTCTCTTGCTCATTTATTATTCTTTGTACTTCTTCTCTTGATATCTCTCCACTCTCACACATTTCATGATGATAACTACATACAGTTATTAAGTTATCATTGTCTAATCTTTTATTGTAGTCTTCATTTAGTGGTATGTTGTGGTGTACACTTAGTTCTTTCATGTTATACTTTGTTACTGTATTATATAGTTCTCTAATGCATATCTGACATAAATATAAGTCTCTCTTCTTTATAGTTTCTCTCTTCTTATGCCATAAACTCGTCCATCTAAATTTATCTGCTACTGTTATTTCTTTCTTTTTATTTGGCTTTTCTTTACATATATATCTACTATCATGTATCTTACCGCAATATTGACAGCTCTTTAACATTATTTATCTTTTCCTTTAAAATATATGATTAATATAGTTACACATATTATTGATGTAATTATTATTGCTTGCATTTATATCACTTCTCCTTTTATGCAAAATAAAAAAGCACTTTTCATTGTGCTTTTATCTTTATTAATTTGTTTATTAATTTTATTGTATCTATTATCCAGCCTATTCCAAATAATCCTCCAGTAAATAAATATAAGATTCCTATCTTTATTTTTCCTTTATAAAATTTATGCACTCCAAATATTCCTAAAAAAATACATATTATTAATTCGATTATTACTTCTCTTATCTCTTTGTTTTTTTTATTTTCTTTTTCTTTTAATATTTTTTGCTCTAATTCTTTTCGTTTTAGTTTATTTTTTTCTCTTTCTTCATCTGTTATATATTCAATTTTGACTCCATATGAGCCTACATCATTTGTAATTACTTTTTCTTCTAATATATCATATTCTTTATATTTTCCTCCAATTATTTCAACTGGAATTTCTTCATTTTCGTCAACACTATTCCAAATTGTATGCACTAACTCTTTTGGAATATATCCTACTTTTTGTTTATTCTTATAATAATCAATTAAATATACTTCTATACAATCTTCATCTTTATATTTGCTCTTTTTTAATTTTGCTGGAAAACTAATACCTTCATAAATTGACACTTTTAGATCATAGTCTTTAATATCTTTATTTGTATTACCATCATATAATTCATCTGCATAAATTTGTTCATTATCAATATAAGTATTAATTACTTCTTGAATAATCTTTTGCCTATTCTTGCCATCTTCATTTTCATAGCTTGTTCCTTTTACTTTAAATTCCATAATATATTCTCCTTTTATAATAATTATAAAAAGATTATATACTATTATCATAATTTTTGTATAGAATTTTATTAATTATTCTGTTTTTTAATAATTTATTATTTGTGCAATTTTCTTTCATACTCATTACAGTTATAATTTACACATCCTGCTTCTTCATCAATTTTCAGTCTTATGTCACATTCATTATAGTCTGTATTATGATGTATACAATGTATACATATATTTTCTTTGTATTCTTTAAATAAATCTTTTGTCTTCATACTTACTCTTTTTAGTCAGTAGTAGTGAATATTTCCCCATTTCTTTCATCATAATATTTAAAGAAGTTTACACACCAAGCATTTACTATTTTTACATCTTTATTCATGCAATGTATGCAATTCTCATCATATGCTTTTTTATAAAATTCTAATTTATTATCTAAATTCTCATATCGATTAATTATTACTTCTGTTGTTTCTTGTCCTGGTATTGTTACTTCTACTGCTATGTCATTTTTGCATAATTTAGCTGTATCAAATATACTAATTAAATTTTCTTTTTTCATTCTAATTTCTCCTTCTGTATATTTAACTTCATCAATGTATCTTGTTGTTTTGCAGTTCTATTTAACTGCTTTTTATATCCTTGTATCTTACTATTGTCTTTTTTATAGTCTAAACATTTTATTATTGTTAAATTATTATTTTCTACTATTATTAATTTCTTTTCACATGTAGTATTTTTACATGTATCACATAATTTCATTTATTTTCTCCTAATAGTAAATTATATATTAATTGTATAGATAAGGATTTGCACCTTATATGAATAACTTTTGAGCTTTACTTACTCTGGGATATCTCCGCCACTATTTCGCGCGTTATTCTGCACCGCACAGTGTCTACTATTACCATTCAGCGACGTTGGTGCTCATCGCCGTTTAGTTTTACCATATCACGCACTAAACGTAATATGTCTATTCCACCACTACACATTTATTTCACAATTCTTTAACTATATATTACATAGTTAGTGATTGTTGAAAACTAATCTAATTTTATGCATTTATTTTCCCATTTTTTATAAGCATCTAAATACAATTCTTTTTTATCTCCATTATAAGTAAGTTCGTAATACATTCCATCTGATACTGTTGTGCTTACTAATGCCTTGTTGTTTTGAAGTGTTTTACAACTCCAAACTATAAAAACATCTTTTTCTGTTATCTCAAACTTATCTGTTTTATCTGTTCTATTATTAAAATAATCTATTATTGTTTTTTTACATAATTCTAAAAATTTTTCATTTCCCATTTCTTATTTCTCCTTTAAATATAAAAAAAAGAGCCTTTTATAAGACTCTTTACGACCTTTTGATAAGATCCCACACACAAATAATATAGAATGGCATTTTTTATATATTTATTCTTAGCCGTTTGGTTGCGATGACTAGAATTGCACTAGCTTTCTCTAGTTTATGAGACTAGCGAGATATCTGGTTCTCCACAATCGCAATATATTAGCAAATTATTAGACCTTCGTCTTACAAATATTTATCTTTTTAATTATTCAATCACCGAGAAGACAAGTCTGAGCATAAAGTTGCGACCTTTATACTTCTTGCCCCTTTCAAAGCTCGTGCAAGAATGTTTACTTGCAAATTTCACCCATCATTCAGAATTTTTTCATTTTATCGAATGCATCGATAATCAAACCTAAATCCAATTATCTCGTATTGGGCTACTTTAACCTAGTTATGTCTTATATCCTCTTTACAGAGTATTCACGAGAAATAGTCTTGTTTAGCATTACCTACATTGCTTCATATTTGCTAGATATGAGTTGCAGGCTTATTGTACACTGTACCGTCTATTGCGACTACGACAACTCTAGTATTTTATTAAACGATAAATATCTGCACATTATCTAGTTTTGAGTTTTACCTCTTCTCTACACATATTTCATAAGTTCTATGTATAGAAAGCAACCTTCTAAAAGTATCCTTTTAGCTGACTACTTATCAGATAATTCCAAGCTACATGACATTGTAGTTTGCACTTGGGTAATAATAATGTACAGTCTTGGGCTTGAACTCTCTCGAGTTCGACTGTATCATTTATTGCTATTATAATTATAATATAGTTAAAAATACATTTCTACATAAAAAATACCTAATTTTTACCTAAAAAATGCGACATTTTAATTTTTAGCTTTAAAATTATATATCGGTTTTATTATTCTTTCTATCTCAACTGTATCTTTTATATTATCTATTATCTCTTGCATCGGTTTATATGCAAACGGTGCTTCATCTATTGTTTCTTCTACTACACTTGTTGAATAAATATCTTTCATGCTTTCTTTGAATTCTTCCAAATTAAATATTTCTTTTGCTTTATGTCTTGACATTAATCTTCCTGCACCGTGTGGTGCTGAATTATTCCAGTCTGCATTACCTTTTCCTACTGCTATTATACTTCCGTCTCTCATATTAATAGGTATTATTACTCTTTCTCCTTTATTTGCCCTTATTGCACCTTTTCTTACTATGTTATCGTCAAAAGAAATATAATTGTGTATTGTCTCAATATATGGTAAATTTGTTTCCATTTTTAAATTAATTAATATTTGTCTTGCTATATTGGCTCTATTTGTTGTTGCATATGTTTGACATATCCTCATATCATGTAAATACATTTCTCTATATTTGCCTTCTAAATAACATAACTCGTTCGGCAAGTTTGGTTTGTTTTCTTTATATTCCGCTTCTAATTCTTTTAATGCTTTCTGTATTTCTTGTTTTCTTCCTTGCTCTTTATATGTTTTTATTATTTCTTCTTTTCTTTTAAACATTTCTTTTTTACCAGAACATAATTCTATTGCTAAGTTTTGATAATAATCTGCTACTTGCTTTCCTAAATTTCTACTACCTGTATGAATTACTAAATACTTATTACCCTCTTCATCTACATCTATTTCTATAAAATGATTTCCCCCACCCAATGTTCCTATTGCTCTATTGAATTTTTTAGTTTCTTTTAATTCTCTTAAGCAATATAAATCATTTATTTTATCAAAATTTATAAGCTTTTGTTCTCTTATATTTCTTCCCGCTGGTATATTTTCATTGATTGTTTTATCTAATTTTTCTAAATCTAAATCTATCTTTCCTAATTCCACACATAACATACCACATCCAATATCTACTCCTACTATATTAGGTATTACTTTGTCTCCTAAGTCTGCTGTAAAACCAATTACACAACCTTTTCCTGCGTGAACATCTGGCATTATTCTTACTTTACAATTTTTAAATGGTTCTTGCTCTAATAATAAGTTAATTTGTTCTACTGCCTCTTGTTCAATATTGTCAGTAAATATTTTTAAATCTTTCATACTTCCTCCTATAAATTAATAATTTTTGCTGTTGCTTTTTCTACTATCTTTTGTATAGCTTTTTCTGATCTAGTCTGCCCAAAAAGTTCATAATATACTCTATTTCCTATATCTTCATATGTACAGCCATCTATATAATATGCTTTTAATACTACTTTTTCTTTATCTTTTAATGCTTCAAGTCTTATATCAATTTCTTCAGTCATCATTGTTAATTCTGTTATTTCTTCTTCTAATTCTTTTATTTTTTCTCTTATTTCCGCTTCTGTCTCTATATTATCTATAGCATTATTTCCTGTTCTATCTCCTATTTTGTTTTTACTATGTATGTCTCCGTTTAACTCTGTAGGACTTGAACTTACATCTACTTCTTTTAAATGCTCTAATTTTCTCAATAAGCTTTCCTTTTCTCTTAGTCTTAGTTTTAATTTTGCGTTATTCTCTTTATATTGCTTTAATAATAATATCAATTGCTCTTTTTTCATTTGTCCACCTACCATTCTTTTAATAATAACTCCAATCTCTTTAGCTTTTGTTTACTGTCACTTATATGTGTTGCTAGTCTTGATTTACTTATATTATGTCCGTTCTATCATACTAGTTATATCTTCTTCTACTACATCATTTGCATCTATCCAATTATATAATGCTTTTTCTAGCTTTTCTTCTTTTGATGTTTTCATATGCTATTCTCCTTTTTTTAATAATTCTGGATTATCATATATATTGCCTATTACTTCTAAATTTTCACAAATTAAATTCTCATTAGCCTCAAATTCGTTATTTATTCCATTAGATATTCCTCTTTTATTCTTTCTAACACATTGATATTCATATCCAAAACTAGCAGCATCATCATAAAACACTATAATTCCGATATAATTTTGTTTTCCTTCATCTATAAAAGGATAATCTGTACCAGTTACTATATCTCCCTCGTATATTTCTTTTTCCGTTTTATCTTTTAGTCCGTGTATATTGTCCTATTGTATTTATATCTATATCTAATAACAATCCACTTTTATCTGCTATTTTATGATGAAAAACATCATCTTCTATATAAACATAATTTCCATATAACCATTCACTTGTATCATCTAAAAATTTCCCTCTAAATTTTATATCTCTCATGCTTCCTTCTATCCTCCTAAATTAGGCTCTATGCATTCCCATTGATAATTTTCAAATTTTATTTCATCGTCCTTAATTATCTTGCCTTTTATAATTTCTATATCTTGATTAAATTCCATCCCCGCTTCAAAAGCATATATCTTAATGTCAATATCATATCTATCAGAAATTACTCTTAATGCATCTGCATCAATTCCCCATGCTGCTTTAAAATTTTCTAGACAAATTATTTGTTCTTTTTCATCTATATCATATATATATATTTCATTTTCTACTGGAACTATAAAATTTCTGTGTGTTCCTTTTATGTATAAATGATCTATCCCTTTTAATTTATCAAGATTTTTTATTTCTATTTCGTCACAATCGTTTATCTCTATTTCAGGTTTTATTTCTTTTGGTTCCCATAAACCATCTAATAAACTTGTCCCTTCTTCTAAAAATTTAATTATATTTTCTTTTTTACCTCTTATTTTTAAATTTCCTTTGCACCAATTTGGCATATTATTTCCTCCTAACTATAAAATAGTTCTATTTTTATACTTTTTTTTATAGACTTGTACTACTTTTTTATATTAAGTTTGTTATTTTATCTTTTATCTATTATATATCTATCATTTATTTCATTAAATAAATCTAGCACTTTATATTTATCATCATACTTGCAATATTTTTCTATTAGTTCTAATAAAGCATAATTTTCATCTTTACATTCTTCATATTCTTCTCTATAATCATATTCTTTATTTATTGCTTTTACTGTTTCTTCTTTTGTGTATATATTACTTTCTAAGTTTGATATATTAACAGATAAATTAGAAATTTCATCAATATTTGCTGAAATTTTTTTCCATTCTGGTTTTAAATCTTCTTTTAATTCTTTTATACTTCTATTAATTTCTTTTAGTATTGCAATTAATAATTCTAATGATTTGGTTATCTTAAACATTCTATTCTCCTTTCATTTTATAGCAATTTAATCTATTTATTCGCCTCATAAAAAGCTTTTGCAAATCCGTAGTGGAGTCATACTTCTTAGTACTGTTCTTTTACTTAAACCTGTCTTTTCTAAATATCCTTCTGGAATTTGTTTTAAATCCGCAAAATGTTCTACACAACTTACAAAATCCCTGGCACCACAATTATGTTGGTATTTTCTTGGTTTTACTATGTGCTTTTTTGGTTCTTTAAACTCTCCCCATATAGCAGTTTTTTTAGTATAAGGGTCTCCATATTCAAAAGGGTCAAATACTAATGCTGGCTTACCTAAAAATCTTTTTAAATATCCACTATAAGGATTTTCTAATGCCCAAAAATGTAGTCCTTGTCCAACTCTATAGTTTTCATATAAACATGTATGTATAATTCTTAAACAAGCATTTACTATTTCCATTCCACCTTTTAAATCTCGTGGCTTTTTTGCCGTTTTATCATTTCTAGCTATACTAAACATTGTACAAGGTGGAGCTGCTAATATTCCATAAACATTTTTAGGTGGTTCGTATTGGCACACATCATAATCTGGTAATGTTATAATTCTTACGTCATAGCCATTTTCTTTATAATATTTACTCCAGGAACCAGTACCTCCACATAAATCTAATATTATTTTACTGTGATTATTTTTATCAATCATCTTACTTTTTCACCTCACTTTATAGCAATTTGCATTATACTGTTCATGTGTTAGTATTGTTTTTATATATATTTTTGTAATATCAAATCCCTCAACACCTAAATATTCTTTATTACTTCTAGCATCTCTATAGCTCTTTACTCTACCAATTTTTAATTTACTTAAAGAATTAACTTGATATTCTACTATATCTCCTACTTCTATTAAGTCTATTATGTTTTCTGAAAAGTTTTCTACTGCAGCACTATCACACCAATTTTCATCATATGCTTCAAAATAAATAGCTTTTTTATTTACTTGATTTTCTCTTATTCCTGTTACTTTCACCATTTCTCCTACGTTAAGCCTTGCATAATCATCTTTTTTGATATTGTCTTGAACATAAAGTGCATAACCAACATTACTATCATCTCTTTTTAGATACTCTTTTTTACTTATATATCTTTCTTTAATATCCATATTTACTCCTTTTTCAATATTTCGTTCTATTGACCACTAGCTTAGAAGGCTAATGCTTTATCTAACTAAGCTACTGAATACTCCTTTTCATTTAATCCTTCTTGAAATTTTTTTAATTCAATCTCTAACCAATTTTTAGCTTTTTCTAAAGCTTCTTTTTCATCTTTATAATCATAAGGGTGAAATGTCATAAAGTTTATTTCATAATATCTGTTCTCTTTTTCATTCCAACAATATTTGTTAATTGATATACTTGCTCTAAATAGCATTGTTGGTCTATCTATTTTTAAGCGAATATATTTGTTTTCTTTTAAAAAATATAATTTATTCAATTCTCCACTCCTTTACTTTTCTTTCAAAATATTGTTTTATGCAATTAATACATACATCTGTAGTTACTCCATATTCTTCATTTTTGTAATGTTCAACTACTTGGTATCTGCATATATCTTCGTCAATATCTTTATTTGTTATAAATCTTGCCATTTCATTTATTATCTTATCTTTCTTTTTATTTTCTTCTTGCTGTTCTTGTAGCATAGATAATACTGTTTCTATATCTCCTTGAAGTGTTTTTAATTGTTCTATTGCTTCTTCTTGTTCTTTATTCATTGCTTGTCCTCCTTTATGTTTTCTTTCTTCTCTAATATCTTCTTCTGTCCTATTTCTCATAGGTTGACTAATCATTACTTTCATTTTCCTTAACTCCTTCTGATATCTGAATATCATATCTGTGTTTTAATTCATGAATTTTTGAATTTATATAGTTCATGTCATCTATTCCAATTTTTAAAAATTCATTAAACAATTGCAGATAACTATAATCTGTAATATCAACGTTTTTCATGTCCTCTAAATAATATTCTTCGTTTTTCATCAATCTTTTGAGAAATAAATTTTCAAAAATTTTATATCTTTTATTTTCTTCTTCATTAATTTTGTTTAATTTACTAATACATTCTTTTTTGTTATTTATATCTTCAATAAGTGATTTATATTCTTCTGTAGTTATTACTGCATAACCATAATTATTCATCTCTTTATTTACCTCCTTCTAAAAGTTCTTGTAAAACGTTTATTACTATTTTATCTACTATTATCCAGTTTGGATGTCCAACGTCTTCTTCCATTTTTTTGTTGTATTCTTCTATCTTATCTTTTACTTTTTGTTTTGGTATGTAATTGTCGTCTACATAATCTAAATCTAGCTGTCTATTAGCTTTCTCTAGTTCTTTTTCTAATTCTTTTATTCTCTTGTCTTTTTGCTCAGTAATATCTTTTTGTGCATTTTCAATTACTTTTCTATATTCTTCGTCTGTTAATCTTATTGTGTATTTTTCTCTATTTTTGTCGCTTGTTTCTTCATATAAATCATCATTTATTTTATGCAACTTTCTTGTTGCTCTTAGTTCTTCATTATCTAAATCAAATGCCATAATTCACTCCTCCTTCGTTTTTATTTTTCTGGCATTTTGTATACTTTTGGTATATTAAATATATTAGGTTGTATATCCATTTGTCCTTGTAAAATTGCAGGTCCTCCATCCAGTTTTAAATAACTAGAATATTCTTTTACTATTTCTTTTAATACTTCTTTTGCTCTTTCTTCTGTTGAATAAGTTCCGAGTTTTTCTCTTTTACTATTTGTCTCACAATATATTTCATGTGGCAGTTTTCCAGTTCCATCTAAATCTCCTGCTATATCAATGCTTTCAACAGTGTTAAAATTCACTATCATATCTTTAGCTTGATTTACTATTATCATTCCTTTTCCTCGCTTTCTACTATATTTATCTCTTGTCTATCTTCTATTGCACTATTCATACATATATATCCTGCTATAAATCCGTATTAAGAATACACATATCAATACTATTGTTAGTTCTATATTCTTTTCTTGTTTAAATGTTTCTTTACTATAATACTTTGTTTTATCTTTCATAATTTCTCCTTTTTAATCTATTCTTGGTATATGATTATAATTTTGTTCTTCTAGCTCTATCTGTTCTGCCTTTTTTAAATATGCTATGTCTTTTCTCATCTGTTTCTTTAATACTTTTACTCTTGACTTTTTATCATTTAAGCTATGTTCTATTTGTCTTTTTTCTTCTTCTCTTTGTTGGTTCGACATGCTTTTATATTCTTTTGCTAATCTATATCCACTTCTACTACTGCTATATATAACTACTCTTCTATTTTTTAATTCACTTATTTGTTTTCTTATTTCTCTATCACATAATCCTGTTTCTTCTTGCAACTGTTCTCTTGTTTTAAATTCATGTGAGTTTAAGTATTTTTCTATTGCTAGTTCTTTCATTCGTTCTCCTTTCTCCTGTATATTTTATTAATCCTAAAACAATATACTTGAGTATTCTTGCTCTATTAACATTGTCAAATGCTAATAATTGTTCTTTATTTATTTCTAGCATTTTTTTACCTCTCTATATTAATAAATTCGCTATTTATTTTATTGAATTTCAATTTAAATGATCCTGTGTTTCCTGCTCTTTGCTTTTGTAAATCTACTGTTATAATATTGTTATTATCTTCCTCTTGTGGATATAAAAAAATTACATTATCTGCATCTTGTTCTATTGCTCCACTTTCTCTTATATCTGCTAGCGTTGGTTCATTTTTACTTGCATTTCTATTTAACTGACAAAGTGCAATGATTGGTATTTCAAGTTCTAAACTTAATAATTTTAATGTTCTAGAAATATCTGCTACTTCTTGCTCTCTGCTTTTAAAATTTCCTATATTTCTGACTAGTTGTAAATAATCTATAACTAATAAGTCTAATTTTTTTCTATTTTTCATTCTTCTTGCTTCTATTTCTATTTGCTGTATTGTATTTGTTTTTGTTAATATATTAATTGGAATTTCTGTAATTTCACTACATGCTAAAGATACTTTAGTCATTTCTTCATCATCTAAGTCTCCATTTCTAATTTTTCTAGAATTTATTTTTGTTCTTTTTGATAATATTTTTTGTATTATTTGTTCATCTGACATTTCTAAACTTACATATACTACAGATTTATTTTTAATTGCTATTTTTTCAGCTAGCTGTAACGCAAATGTTGTTTTTCCAACTCCGTGGTCTTGCTCCAATTACAGTAAATTCTCCTTCATGTAAGCCATCTGTTAATGCGTCTAAGTCAAAATATCCTGTATAAAAGCTGTAATCTTTTTCTTTAGTTATATTTCTTTCTATTAAACTGACTGTTTTTATAACTTGACTAGTAAAATCTTCTTCTTTTTTTGTTTGAAATTCTATATTTTGTAACTCAGAAATAACTTTTTCTATATATAAATCTATATTATCTTCTGTTTGTATTTCATCTTTTATTTTGCTCGTTAAGCTAATTAATTCTCTTTTCTTTGTATGTTCTTTTAAAATTTTATAAATAGTTTCTGAGTTACTGCCACTTATAAAATCTCCTAATGTTGATAGATATGTTAGAATTTTTTTATCATTTTCATTTATTTCATTTTCTATTGTTAGCATGCTTACGTCTTGTTTCTTAGCATTTAGTTTATTTATTGCTTGTATAATTTTTTTATTTGTCGGATTTATAAAATCTTTCTCTGTTAAATCAAATTGTTCTTTCCCAAAAATAATGTAAAAAAGCATTGCTTTTTCAACCTCTTCATTATCCATACCTTTTTCCTCCATTTTTAAGCTTTTCCAAATATTCTTCTTCTGTTAGTTTCACTTCTTCATATTTTGTTTGTTCTTGTTTTTTAGTCATCACTTCATCTTCCCAACGCCTTTGGTTAAGCCATGTACTAGGATAAGGAATATATTGACCTTTTTCTTTCAACCAATCCTTGCTTCCCCTAAATTGTTCCAAACTACTCATCATAGAACTAAACAATTCACTACTTGGCTTGTTTTTCTTAAACCATTTTTTCACATCTTGTTTTTTGACCTTTTTAGGATAATCTTTATAAAATTTCTCAAATTGTTCTTCCCACAAAGGTTTTGTAAATTTTTCTTGTTCCTTTTGGTCAAGGTCATCTTGACCATATATATTATTATTTATATTTATCTCTTTCTCTATCTCTATCTCTGGTGGATTTTTGTCTGGACATTTGTCCGACGTTTGTCCTAATACTTTTATTTCTTTCTGTATTTTAGCCCTATAATTTCGCTTTCTATCCGCTTCTGTACTACTCTCTCCTATAAAGTTTTGTATATCTAGCATATATATTGCCCCATTGTCTAATATCTCTATTAATCCTAATTCTTGAAATATTTGTAATGCTTTTTCTACTGTTCCTATTTGATGTCTTACAACCTGTGCTAATGCCGATGGTGTATACGGTATCAAGTCTTTAAACATTAACTTTCCTGCATTTTTTAAACTTCTTAGATATAATTTCATTAAAATATCTGAATACAAATATCCATCTGGCATATTCTGTAGAATAATCATTTCTTCACTGTCAAAAAAGTTTTCTTTTAATTTTAAATAATAATATTTTTTATTATCTGACACTTTTCTTTTGCTCCTTTCCAAACAAGGCTAGACAAAATCCTGTCTAGCCTTAGATGTTAATTTTCTCCTATAAATAATTTTTTCCAAATATTTTCATGAAATCTTCATGACTATATTTCTTTTCAAATGCTGCTTGTCCTGACTGTTTTAGTTTTAAATCTGTAAAATAATTATTATGTACTGACAAATTGCTTATTGTATGACAATCGTCACACAGATATACTACTAATCCATATTTCATGCTTTGTTTTCTATTTCTACCGAAAAAAATTTCATGTCTATTTACTTGTTTGATTTTTCTATTACATAAAAAACAATGTTCTTCATCATTTGTTAATATACTTGTTCTGTTTCTCTCTAGTTTATTTATTCTTTTACTTCTTGCTTTCAACTTTTTTTGTGTTTTGTAATCTTTGTATTCACAAGTTGAACACTTTTCCACATCTATCTTTTTCTTTAGTTTTAAGCAATAAAAATACTTTTGATACTTTTTACTTCTTACTCTAAAATGTCTACATTGCGACATAATTTGTCAAATTCTCTTGTTTCATATTGAACTGGTCTATTTCTTCTAAAACTTTTTCTCGTAATAGTTCATACAAAACACTATTTGTAATTTTGTAATCTGTTTCAAAATATTTCTGTAACTTTTCTTGCTGTGTATCACATATGTATCTTATTGCTCTTTCTACACTAATTGCTGTTGTATGATGCCTTGCTGCTACTATCTTATATTCATTCATGTTAAAATCTTTATTGATACTTACTGCTATTAATGTTTGTAAATAGTGAAATCCTTTAAAGTTAATTTGTATTCCTATTTGTTTTAATATTTTCTTGACTAGATTTTTTATTTCTTTTTCTCCCATTTTTTCCTCCTTGATTTTTTTAAACTTTTGTTATATAATATTAAAGAATTGATTTACTAAATTCATTTGAACTAGATTTGTTTAGCGACTGTATCTAGTTCTTTTTTCTTGCATTTTATTCTTGCCAAAGTTACTATGTGCCAAATATAAAGCTTGTCATACTTATCCATTTTTACATCTCCTTTACCAGTTCTTTTATTCTATTTAAAATAATACTATCTGCTCTATATGTATTTGAAGTTACTAGATAACTTACTTCTTCATAAAAGTTTCTTAATATCTTGTTTTCTTCACTTACTTTATTAAATAAGCTTCTATATTCAACTACTCTATTCTCTGCCTCTTTTAATGCTTTAGTTCTTGCTTTTATAGTACTTTCTAATTCTTTCTTTTTTCTAAAAAGCATTTATTTTTACCTCCTTTTAATATCCTAATAGCCATAAAGCAAACATTCCTATAAATACTGCATTTATTGCTAATATTCCTAAGCCTTCGCATACTACTTGTCCTACCTTGCAATATATCTTTTGTCTTTTACTCATTTTTTCTCACTTCCCTTCACATAAAATTTTGCATGCTATTTTATTAAATTGTTGATATATATTTTCTTTTTCTTCCTCTGTCTTTGCTAAATATGTATTATCTATTGCTATTTTTGTATTTTCTAAATTAAACTCTTTTATTATCATACAGACACCTCTTTATTAGCTTATTCACATTGCTAGTCCTCCTTTCTTGTTTTTATTTATTTAATGTGATTGTGCTGTGCTTTACTTTTTAATTTTGTTTTTATATAATCTACCTATCTTATTTAGAAAGGTGGTGACTATATGGATATTGAAAACATATCTTCAAAATCAGATATACACAATTATCTTGAAAGTAACATTGAAGCCTACAAGGAAGAAATAAAAAATATAATTAAGCATAGTGATTTTACTTCTTCTCAACAACAAGATTTAAATGATATAGCTGCTCAATATTACTATTCTTTAAACGATATTGTTAAATCAATTAAATTACTAAGTGAATAA